ATATAAAGTCCAATGTTTTAATTCTGATTTGTTATATTTTTTAACCTCGTACTTATCATCGGTTAATGTATTAATCCAATCATATTTAGTTAATACGGTTTTGGTTAAATCTGCAACAAACTTTGTTTCATCAAAATTATGTTCGACAATTTTTTTTAAATTGTTTTTACCTGACCCAATCCATCTAATTCTTGGAGAGGTTGGTTTTCGTATAAAATGTTTTGGAAGAATCTTTTCAAAATCGATACCAGTTTTGTTTCGTGTTTGTCCCATAATGCAAATATATGAAATAATTTTTAAAATAAAAAACCCCCACATTTCTGTGAGGGTTTTATGTTTAGAGATCTTTCTATTAAATATCTTCGAAAGATGCTCCAAGGGGAGTGATCAAGAATTCGATATCGATAAATTCTAAAGCTTTGGTTGGTTTTAAGTAAACCTTACCTGTAAGTTGTTGTTTATCGAAGTCTTCAGCTGAAGATGATACTGTAACTCTGAAATCTACTAAACCTCTATCTCTTCTGATAGCATCTAAGATTGGATTCACAGCGTCTAAGAAATCCTGACGAAGTTTTTCATCGTTTTGTTCAAACAACAGACGGATAGCGACTGCGGATATAAGTTTTCTTGCTTGTAATAACAAACGACGAACGTTAATTCTGTTAAGAGCTCCATCAGCAATTTGTAGAGTCTTGTTACCCCAAATTACTGTTCCAACATCTTGGAAGGTTGCGATTGGGTTAACTCTACCCTTGTAAAGGATATCTCTATCTTCTTGACTCATTTTCTTTCTTGCTTTTACAGAATTTACAAGACCTCTTGTGTAACCTGCGGTTGCGAACCAAGGGAATGCGATGTTATCTGTAAGAGCCAAGTTACGAGTAACCTCAGCTGTAGGTGGTAAGTAAATCTGTGTAAGGTTTACATTATCACGAGTCAATACCCAAGGATAGTAAGTTGCAGTATAGTTAGAATCAATTTCAGTATCTTCTAATAAATCAACCGCTTCTTCAGGGAAGATATAGTCAAAAGGATTTTGATTTGTTGGAACATACATTTCCCAATCTGGCATTGTAACAATGTAGATAGAATCTGCTCTGTCTTGTTCAACCAAATCAATTGCTGATTTAACCAATTCTAAGTTGTTAAACATATCAATACCAGGTGTTACAAGTACGTTAATATTAACCGCTGCAGGATTTCTGAATGTCTCCATACCAATCAAGTATGCGTAGTAATCAGTATTTGCGTAGTTGATAATATCACCGTCGTTATTGATTACTTTAAATGCTCCCCACGTACCAGTTGCTTGTGGGAACCTAATAGTAGGACAAGATCCTTTTAGATATTCAGGTTTACCAATTTGATAATCATCTGTATTGGTTCTCCATTGTCTGTAGATATCCCAACCATCATAGCCACCTTGGAAAACTAACGAGAATTTTCTTGTGTACAAATAATAGTATGGGTTATTTGGGTCTTGTGGATCTGATGTAAAGTCTCCTGCACCACACTCAAATGCTGTTTGACCACTTGTTACGTATTCATCAGCAATTGTGATAACAGTAGCACCTGAATCCATGTGGAAACCTTTGGTTTGATAATTCCAAACTAAATCATTTGTTTCAACACAAGTATCATTGTTTGGCTTACCTTTATATTGTAAAAGGTCAGAATCAACACCAATTAAGTTAGAGAAACCTAAGTAAGTTCTTCTTGGTTTGTCACCTAAAGATTGTATTGGATCTCCAAATGGAGGTGTGTAGATAATTTCACCAGCGTAATTTATCTTTGTTTTATAAATTGGGAACGGAGGTAAATTTCCACCAGGAGGACAAGTTGAAGTGTAACCTGAATAAGTTGGTAAAACATAACCTTCAAAACCACAAGGAAGAGTATCTGCTGGCGCATATTCGTTAACTTCTAACATAATGTATTTAGAAAGTGATGCGTATTCACCATTTGAAGTACCAACTTTCTTAGCAACATAGTTATTAAGAGAAGGATTCATTGTACATTTTTCAAATTTCTCAATAACAACAGGATTTCTGTCAGTGTCATAAAAATCTCTAACTAATAAGTCAAATGAACCATCAACATATGATAGGTTTGCTATAGAAACTTTTACTTCAGTGTTCGCTGCGTTACCATCAGAAATTGTAATACACTTGAATAGACGATAAACTACATTACCACGAAGTTCCGAAACAATCCAAGGAGTCTCAGGAGTTTGGTATTTATCCAACCACCAACCATGAGAGTATTGATTACCTGATCTTGCACTTTGCAAAGGAATCAAATCACAACTTAATCCTCTTATTTTAGAATTATAATATCCATTATAAAGAAGAACTGGATAAATTTCCTCAACAAAGATTGGAACTTCAGCTTTAAGTTTATCAAAGTTACCTTTACCAATAACTTTTGGTATATAATTTTGGTCATTGTCGTCCATTGTAACTTCAAAACTAAATGGAACACCTGAAACCGTAATACCTGATAATGCAAATGGTGCATAAGGATTAGAAGTAACTGCCGCATAATCACCAGAACAATCCATTACTAAGTCAGTTGTTCCTGTCACTTCATAATCAGGACCTTCACTTATTGAAAGACCTCTAGATCTCATTGTTGCTAAAACAAGATTGTTCCATTCACAGTAACAAGTACCTGTAAAAGCTTGTGTGGTAAAGTTTATATTAGCAGTAATATATAGAGGATTAGTTGCATCATAAGTATCTAAATAAACTAAGAATGAGTATCCAGTGTACGAACAATTAATAGGATCAAATAATGTATAATACCAAGTATTATTATCAGAATCGGTTAAATCAATTGTTGTCAGATCTAGATCACTTACACCAAACTTATTTACTAAATTCGTATATCCACCAGGATAGTCTACAGGATCTAAAGGACCGTAAAAGAAAACATCATCATTTACTGTAAACCCAGAATTATTTACCGCTTTGGCCATCAAACTTTTGATTGATCCTTGTAGTGAAATTTCTATACCATTGTTATCTGTAAATGTTCTAGTTAAATTAGATGCAAAAGGTAAAGGTGACAAGTTAACAGAAATTGATGAAAAAGTGTAAGAACTATAAGTATTAGCAGTAATTCCTGTGGTATAAGTTGTTACTGCACCATTAATACCTACTGTTTCAGGATCAACGTTTGCTATTGTTTTGATAGACCATGATGGACCCGCATCAAAACCTGAAAGTCCTAATATTCTTGTTACAAACAATTGATTAGATTGTTGTAAATAAGACTTCGCTATATATGCCGCCTCATATTTTGGAATTTGTGTATTTACAAATCTTTCTGATTTGGTGTCGCCGAAATAAGTCCTAAATTCGTCGTAATTTGTTATGAAGATTGGTTCAAATGCAGGCCCCTTCAGAGTTTCACCCACAATCCCTAAAGTTGTTACACCCACACTTTGAGCAACAAAACTCAATTCTCTTTCTGAGGTGTACACTCCGGGAGATACAAACACTTTATTAGATGTTCCCATTATTTTTTTGTTTTATTTTAGATTTATTTTATTGATAAATATTGTATAAAATACCAAAATACTTTTTTGAATAAAAACTATTTATTTAATGGTAGAATAAATTCTTACTAAAATATCTTTAAGTATGAAAAATGTAAAAAATCTTAAAATTTCTAATGATGTGCACAATATTTTAAAAACCTATTGTGATAAAAAGGGTTATAAAATATATAAATTCTTAGAAGGATTAATATTGGAAAAATGTTTAGAAAAAGGGTCCAAAACAAGTAAGGACATATACGGAGAAAACTAAACTAAAATTGTTTTAAATTTTATATTAGCATCCAATAATGAATCTATCTTAACTATAGAAATTGATAAATTATCATTAGTGTTTATTTGAATTTTTTCAACATTGGACCCAAAAAAATCACCATTTATAAAAACATCAAAACTTGTTACGTTATTAGACTCTAAAAAAATTAAGTCAACTCTATAATCAAAAATGTCACTTAAAGTTGTATTTCCGTTTAAAAATTTAACGTTAAGTTCAAATTTATTATCGTTACCATATTTTGGTTTTTGTTTTTTTATTTTTTCATTTGTTTCCACTAATTGTAAAACTCTTGTAACACCAGGTCTAACTTCAAATTCATTTTCATCAATTAAAAATCCCAACATAGTAAAAGAATATGTTTGAATATAATATCTTCTCTTTTCTACATCATTTACAGATTCATCAGATATATCATTCATAACAATTGGTATGTAATGACCTTTTATTATTTGATAACCTTGTCTTGATGCAAATTTTTCAATTACAATTTTATTAAATTCATTTAACTCTCTCATTCTATTACAAATGATTTTTACTTGGTAAGTAATATCTACAGGAACTGGTTGTGGTATAGTGTATACATCCACACCTTTTCTATTTCCATCCCAAGTAGGAACAGAGGCATAAAAATATTGTTTTCTGTTTGGTATATTATACATAACCGCAGGATTTGTTCCAAACTTTACTTCAGGTTGTCTAATAACTGTTATAAATGGTAACGAAACGTTATCATCAAGATCGTGAATATTCCAAGTTTCGGTAAACTGTGACCAATTTTGGGTGGTAATTAAAATATCAATCATTGGTATGTCTTTGCCAGCAACTGTTGTTTTTAATTGATATTTTACAAAATCTAAAAATCCTCTATCCAAATCCGAATGTAAAATTGATTTAGGTAGATAAGTTCCATCTTGATTTATTTTATCTAGTAACTCTCTCCTTCTGTCTAATAAAGTTTTTTGAGGTTCAAGAGGAATGTATTTTTTTATTTTTTTTCCGAATACCATATTAATTAAATTCCGTTAAATTCATTATTACTAACTGGTGATGCAATATAAGTCCTATAAAAAGGTCTATAACCCGCATAAGTATGTTTATTGTCCGATACAATTCTACCATCATTTACGACTGAATAATACCTAACAAAATCTTCTGTTTCATAATAACCAATGTAATCACCAACATTAATTTCGATGTTAAGTTCCTCTAAATGTTTCATATAAACAGAAAATTTTAAATTTCCTGGTTCTGTCTGAACAACTTTAGATGATCCTAAAAATTTGTTTTCAGGTTGAACAACTTGCACATAAGCTTTAAATTCTATTGGTGGATGGTATTTTACACCGTCTGGTAAAACCTCACCATAAACATCATCAACTTTTGTTCTTTGTCTGTCTACTTTATAAAGAACCAAAGTAAAATTCATATCACCGACTAACCACTCTTCACCTAAAGAAATGTCTAATGAATAGTCTTCACCGTCAAAAAATTTACTAAGTCTTGTTATTGGAACTTTTTTTGCCATATTGATAAATAGTTTAAATTAACTATTTTTATTAAAATCTTGGATAATACAATAAAAACAATAGAACAAAAAGCTATAGAAATTCTTGAGTCCTATCAAGGATCAAATAACTATTTGCTTAAACTTCAGAACAATTTAAAAATAAATAAGAAGTTTTATCCAACAAGAGCTCAGTCTGACTACATTCTTAATTATTACCAAGAAAATCCAAAGGTTGCCAAAAAATGGGTTGACTTGGATTTTTATTTTGCCAAAAAATTTGCCGATGAAAAACTTTTGGTTTCAATTCCAAAACAACTTTGGGTTGAAAAAATATTGGTAGAGAAAGAAACATCTTATCACATATGGGGTAGATTTTTTAGTGGTGATACAATACAAGAACATTGGGTTCCAAAAACAGCGATTATAAAAAATAATAGAATCGAATCTAAAATTATTGATTACTCTAAGTATGATCACAGACCTCCTCTTAGTCACCAAAAAGAGGCTATTGAAAAACTAACGTCAAATAAAAAATTTATTTTGGCAGATGATATGGGTTTGGGTAAAACAACATCAACCATAATATCTGCTTTGGAAACAGGATCTAAAAAGATTTTAATTGTTTGTCCTGCATCTTTAAAGATAAATTGGTTACGAGAAATACAAAACTATACCAATAGATCTGTTTTTGTTTGTGAAGGAAAAAAGTTTGCAACGGACGAAGATTTTGTGATTATTAATTACGATATTATTAAAAATTTTCACGACATAAAAGAAAAAGAAACATCACAAATTTTAAACTATAAGTTTGATTTAGTTATTTTAGATGAAGCGCATTATATACAAAATAGTCAGGCCCAAAGAACAAAACTTATAAACAATTTTATTCAAAAAATAAATTGGGTTTGGTTGTTAACAGGAACCCCAATGACATCCAAACCAATCAATTATTATAATCTACTAAAAATAATCGAAAGTCCTGTTGCACAAAATTGGCAAGCATATGTAATAAGATATTGTGGTGGTTATCAATTTAGAGTTGGTGGTAATAAGAAGGTATGGAATACAAATGGTGCAACAAACTTAGATGAACTAAGAGAAAGAACTTCAACCCAAGTTTTAAGAAGACTTAAAGAAAACATTTTAGATTTACCAGAAAAAATCATAACACCAATATATCTTAAACTTAAGTCAAAAGAATATGAAGACTTAATGGGAGAATATTATGATTGGTATAATAACAAAAAAGATGAGTCTTCTTCTTTAACAATTCAGTTTTCAAAACTGATGAAAGTTAGACAAGTAATTGCTAATGAAAAAATAGAATCTACAATTGAACTTTGTGAGAATATTTTAGAACAAGGCAAAAAAGTAATTGTGTTTACTAACTTTACTGAAACACTACAGAGGATATATCAACATTTTGGAAAAAAAGCGGTTTATTTGGATGGATCGTGTTCTAAACCGCACAGACAACATTCGATCGACGAGTTTCAAAATAATGATAAGATTAAAGTTTTTGTCGGTAATTTAAAAGCCGCGGGTGTTGGTTTAACTTTAACGGCCGCAGAAGTTGTTGTTATGAATGACCTATCTTTTGTCCCTTCAGATCACGCGCAAGCTGAAGACAGAGCATATAGATATGGACAAAAGAATAATGTTTTAGTTTATTACCCAATTTTTGAAAACACTGTAGAAGGTGCAGTTTATGATATTCTGACAAGAAAGAAAAATATTATTAGTCAAGTTATGGGTGATAACTTAGACACTGGTGATGTTGTTCAGGAAATAATGAATATTATAAACAATATTAGATAATTCTATATTTATTATGTATGAGAATTATTATTTCAGAAAAACAACTCAGTTTAATACAAAAAACTGAATTAGAAAATGATTATTTGAGTTTTTTTTGTAAAAAATCAGGAGGAGACTCAACCTACTGTCAGTTATTAGAATTAAGAAATACTGAAAAAAATTCGGAAATAGTAGAAAAATTCAACAAAGATTTTAAAAATCTTATTAATTTTTTTTATAGTAAGGGATCTTACAGATATAATAAAAGTGTTGTAAGAGATATTTTATCTGAATTTTTGAGGTATGATAAAGAAAGAGTTTTTAGTTTTGTAAAATTATTAAGTGATTTTATATCACAAAACAAATTTTCTGAAAGTAAAACTAAAAAGGTATTATTAGCATTAAAAAATTCTAAAATAAAATTAACTCCCGAAAAATTAGAAGACTTTTTAAAAAATGTCAGGTTTATGGGATATTCAGAATATGAAGATTCCTTTGTTGGTAATGAGTTTGAGGCATATAAAACTAAGTTGACTTTATCATATAAATGTAATGAAGACTTAGATCATAAATTATATGATTTGATTCAAAAAGTTCAAATAGGTGAACACGAAGTTGACATATTAATTTCAAAATTAAAAAATTGTTTGTACTCAACTTTGTCCTCAACAAAAAACTTAGTTAAATCAGATATAAGATTAAAAAATAATCTATACATATTAGATGGTGATGAAAAAATTCAAGTCTTCAAAACTAACGATACTTTTGAAGTAAAGAAATTTGACTATGAAATAGATAGTTATCTATCTGAGTTTTTTTCAATATTCAAAGAAAGTAAATTATCTAGCATAAAATCTGAAATTCTTCCAATTTATAATAAAATTATACAGGAAATTTATCTTTACATAAATAAATCTTTTCCTGACTTTCCACAGAAAGTTGGTGAAAGTTTGGCTGGGATTGTTTTTGATGATAATATTATTGTTCCTTCTAAATATATTGAATTTTATTGGTCAAATAAAGGACAGAGAGGATGTGATGAATTAAGACTTAGTATTAGATTTAGAGTAAAACCCGAATATACTGATATTGATGGTTACTATTATGAACTTAATAATACCATTTTAGAAAAAGTAAAAAAACAAATAACAAAGGGAGAAAGGGAAAAAATAGTTTGTAAATGATATTTATAGATAAACAAAACTAATGTCAGTTATCGCAGAACCAGCTAGAACAAAATTATATACAAAAATTCGCCACCTATTAGGGGCTCCATTAAGAGGAGTTGAATTAGAAGACGAAATGTTAGACACTCTTTTAGAATTTTCTATTGGAGACTATACTCAATACATACAAGATTGGTTAATCGAGTCTCAATGGACATCCTTATATAATCTAAACTTAGATACTCAATCTTTAACAAGAGCATTCACAACAAGAAGTTTAGACTATGAAACAAGGTACACATATGCGTATTCTAAAATTGTTGGATTACAGACTGGTGGTGATTGGGTTTTGAAAAAAGATTATATTGATTTAGTAAAAGGACAACAAATTTATGAAATTCCCGCGGGAAGAGAACTAAATGAACTCATGTGGTATACCGCTCCTGAGTTAAACAATATGCTTTGGGATCCTTGGACTTTTGGTGGATTTGGTGGTATGGGAATAGGTGGAGCGTCTGGATTTGCCCAATTAGGGTATACAGGAAGTTATACTTTAATGCCAGCTTTTGATATGTTACTTAGATTACAAGAAGTTAATATTCAAAGAAGAATTATTGCCGGAGATATGACATATCGAGTTACCGCACTTCCTGATGGAAAAAAAGCAATTCACTTGATGAATGTTCCTGGCGGTAAATTTGACTTTGGGAACTCAAATTTAATGAAAGGTAAAGTTTGGTATTGGTATTATGATGTGGGTCCCGAAGATAGAGATAAATGTTTGAAAGACAATCCTGATATTATCAGACTACCATCTGATGTTCCTTTAGATTCTTTAAGCTGGTCTGACTTAAACAATCCTGCACAACAATGGGTTAGAAGATATTTTATTGGGTACGCAAAAGAAACACTAAGTAGAGTTAGAGGTAAATATAGTGGTAATCTTAAAACTCCTGACAGTGAACTTACAATGGATTACCAAAGCTTGGCAACTGAAGGTAAAGATGAAAAATCAAAACTAGAAGAAGAGCTTAAATTAAGACTTGAAAGGATGAGACCTGAAAAACAAATGGAAAAGGAAGCCCTGATTGCAGAAAACTTAAATAAGTCTCTTAAATTCAGAGCATTCCCAAGACAAATTTATGTAATTTAATTTACACATATTCAACCCACTGATCTTCTGCCAATTCATACATATAATCAGGATCCATATTAACTCTTTTCCAGTATTCAACTTCTTCATTTGATAATGACAATACATCTTCAAGTTTGTCCTGATCACCTTCTTCAAATGGATGACCATTGATTAGTTCTGATTGACTTTTTGTGTAGAACTCTCTTTTAGATGGATCTGTAACTAATAAACCATTTCTAACTTCTTCACCAAATACAACGAGTAATGGTTCTATTCTTTTGTTAAAAGTTGATATTGCACGAGGAACATTGTACTCACCTGTCATTTCAGGATTACCTTCAAGTTCTTTATCATCAATTCTATAACAATTTAAAATTACTTGGTCACCTTTCTTTTGAACATCTCCGTGAGAAGCTTTTGATCCATTGTTTACATAATAAATTACGTCACCCAAATTAACCGAAAGGTTTTCTTTTATTGCCAATTCCATATGTGCTTGACGAGACATAAGATTTCCCGCCTTTGTTGTTTGTTTACTTCTTTTAATATAATCTTCAATAGTCAATTTAACTTTGGCACGAGATGCAACGTGAAGAATAGGAATCCTTTTTTCAAAAATCTTTGTTATATATTCATAATAATATTCAATAAACTCCTGACCTTTTCCATCTAATAACATCTTAATCGCTGCGTCCAAAAAAACTTCAATATATAAAGGCATTTTCTTTGACTTAATTGTGTTACCAGTAAGTTTAATCTTACCCTTAGCATCCATAACGGCATAATTCTTTCGTGCTAGATTTATACACGCGGGCCAAGCACCATCGGTATCAAGAGCCATCTCACCTCTCATAAATACATCATTAAACTCTGCCACATCTGCATCATATCCCTTATAAACTTTACCCAACTTAACTTTCCAATTTAATCCTCTTCCAATATATTCTCTATCTTCAGCGCCTTCGGGACAAGAAAAGTTAACACCATCAGTATCCATTACAAGAGGAGTGTACCCTTTTTTCATGAAGAATTTAATCATCATCCTAAGATATTGTCTACCTGTTGTTGTGATTTGTTCACCCTTATCCATATCACCCCAATGGAATACTTGTGGGGCAGAAAGCGCTCCAAACATTGAATTAATAAAGATCTTGATTGGTAATTGTTTTCTATCGTAGGATTTTGATTTTTTGGGATCAGATTTTTCGTATTCTCCTGCTAAATTCTTATACATAATCCTTGCACTTCTAAAATAAGAAAGCATTCCTTTCATCGCCCCTGTTATATCACAATCAGGAAATACATCGTGAACAAGTTGAATTGAGGGATAAAGAGATGAGTAGTCAAGTTTTAATACATTCTTTGAATATCCAACTTTTAATAGTCGGGACAACCCTCCAACAAACTCAGCTTTACTTTGTTTTGCAGGAATAGCCAAACCATGCTTATAACTCCAAGCCCTCATTTGCATTTCCCAAAGGGTTGCAGTTCCCATAGTTGAAACCCTTTGATATGTTGTGGGAATCAAAGAGGCCAATAGAAAAGATCCTTGATTAAATTCTTCGTCAACAATAAGTGTTTCATCCAAGTCATCCTCAAGATACCTCTCAACTACCTGTAATCCAGTAATTTTGATATACGTGTCAGGAAATTTTTTATCGAGATCCGCAAGTTTTGGATCATCAGCTTTTTTGTATTTTCCATTTTTTATGTTTAACCAATAATCCTCATTCTTATCATAAAGATCACCAATACTATCATGCTCAATATATACACGATCAGGTGCCTCAGCCTCAATATATTGGGTAATGTATTTAAGACCCGCAGATTTAATACTTGAATTAATTGCCTGTGCTCTACGAACTGAATGAAGGGTATCAATGATATTGTAACCCCAAATTGAAGTTTGAGTAAAACTTTCAACTTCATTTGCAAGTTTCAAAAGACTTTCGGATTGTTTTATTGTATGACCAGGATTTAAAGACCTACATATCTTTTTAATATCTAACCCGAGAATTTTTGATCTTTCAAATATCCAATGAAAGTCGAAGTTGAATACATTGTGTCCACAAATAATTGAAGGTTTAAGTTCATCTATGACTCTAAAAAACTCTATAATGCCTTGTCTTTCCTCTTCTTGGTTTGTGCAACGGATAACCTTCATAAATCCTTTATTGGTTTTCATACCGATAAGGAAGATTGTTCCATCCTTTGGTTCTAAAGATGTTGTCTCTAAGTCAAATACAAATCTTGTAATGTCATTGTATTCATCATATCCTTTGAAAAGACGTTTTTCCTTTTGAATAAGATATTGTTCTACGGGGGGAAGAATAAGAACTCTGTCTCTTGTTCCCTCACCATATGGATCTAATCCACCATCCCTAAAAAACTGAATTAATGACCTATAACCTTTTAAAGACTTAACCATATAATTAAGTCCTTTTTCCAAACGTTCATTATCATCAGTTCTTAATTTTTCGATGACAATTCCATATTTGGAAATATTTTGTTTTTGTAATGCTTTTGAGGATCCATAAAAATTGAATTCTCTAAGGTCTCCGACCCAAGCAAATGGAATAAAAGTGTCTGATTGAATTACTTTTCCCTGACCGGGGATCTCTTTGATTTTGTAGATTAAATCCGATACATAATCAAATTCGATTGCGACGATATACTTCTCGTCATCATTTCCCTCGAGAAATGATTTAATTTCTTCTTGTGGTATCATTATATTTTAAGTTTGGTGTATTAGCTGCCGAACGTTTGCCGACATTTACCTTGACTAATAAATAAATATAAAAATAGATTAGGAATTTGTCAATTTGGTATTAATTATATTGAAAAATATCATAATACCATTTGTAATTGTTTTTTATCCAATCACATACATTTTTTCCCAAAATAAGTTCAGAATCATCATTATGTTTTTCTATCTTTGATTGAATTTTATGATCGCCAAAAATACCATAAACTGAATCATCTTCTTGTGTTATTTGTTGAATGTTATTAAAGTCGTGATTAAAACTTTCGATTTCAAAAAAATCGTATACTCTATCTATTTGTGTTTTTGAATCTAAAATTAGATCTTCATATTTTACAAATAAAATATTTTGATTTGTACCCTCTTTAAAAATTTGATATAGTCTTTCTATTGCGAGCCCAACTGGTTGAGAATTCGCCCAAAGATCAATTCTTTTTTCTGTTGTTGTTCCTTTCATTTGGATGTGATCAACAACTCCCAAATCTAAATGTTGGTTTTTTCTAAAATTTTTTTCCATAGATGAGTAAATCGACCTTAAATCCCTAACCATACAAACAATTTTTGGATTTGGATAAAAAGAATTTAAAAAATTATAATGAATACCCCAACCCCTACTTTTATCAAGAACAAAAGGTTTATCAGTTAATTTATTAAAATACCCAAACATTCCTTCACGACAAAATGAAAAAAAAGCTGGAGACATATTATCATGTCCTTGCGCTTTAAACTCTATTGAATTTGTAAAATCTTTTCTTGCCCCATAAACCAATTCCAAAAATCCTGAAGTTGGTGTTACATAAAAATTTGGATTTTGTCCTATTATGTTTTGAAGAAGTGTTGATCCCGCTCTTGGTAAAGAACTTTGAAAAAATATTTTTTTAACCACAATTATAAACGCTTTGTATTATTTCATTTAAATCAAAAAGATCTCCATCAATTGATGGGCATTCATATAATTCACCATTAAATGAAAAATTAAATAAGTAACTATCAGGTAATTTAAAATCTCCCAAATCCTTGCATTTAATATTATTATGAAACTCATATCCAAATACTTTTGGATCTGTACCAACCCATAATACAGTCGATTTTAGATCTAAAGCTTTTGATGCGTGTTGTAAACAAGAATCAATTAAAATCCTTTTTTCCGACAATAATAATATGGAAAACAATTCCATATTTAACATTTTTTCTTTTATTGGTTCCGCACCTTCATATGTAAAAGCTTTTTCATTACAAATGTGAAAAATATGATAATCATTTTTAAAATGGTTTATAAGTCCTTCTACAACATACGGTGGCATATCACGACTCCAAGAATAAGGATATTTTCCTTCAGAAAAAGACCCTCCGTTTGATTGAATTACCATTATAGGTTTTGATCTTGTCCACTTTCTAAAACCAAACTGTTTTTGCCTAAAGTTAAAAATAATTTCTGGTTCTTCTCCTTTGTATTCTAAATTATATAATTTACACCAATTTTCAATTAAACTTAATTTTTTATGAATGTGTTCTGTAGTAAAATATGGTTCATGTTTAAATAAAATACTATCCCTGTTTAATACATAGTCTTGGTAAAAATAAGGTGTTGTTCCTATTCTAAAAACTTTATGAATAAAATTTAAATTTATAAAAATTTCAGGGTATGCACAAACAACAATTAAATCTCTTTCAGGATGATTATTTTTTATACATCTTGCAACCGCAGTAGCGGCAACGTGTTTTCCTAAACCACCCTCAATATGAAAAATAGAATATTTTGATTCCATTAACAAAAAATAAAGATAATTAACAATTAAATCAAGGGATTGGTGTGGGAGTTGGTGTAGGAGTTGGTGTTGGTGATGGAGTTGAGCTTACTGAAAATACAACTAATTCAAAATCATTATCACATTGTGTATAACAAACTGGACAATCAGGATCAAACATTACAAATGTATTTTTAAGAAGTTTGAAATTATGTTTAACTTCCGATGCTGTTAATGGTAATGTATACATTCTAAATTGCGATATACTTCCATCAAATGTTCCACCAAAGTTTTGTTCTAATAATATATTTGTGGTTAAGGAGGAGTATGTGGTTGAACTTAATATGTTAAGTGGGAATAATTGTGGATCTTGCACATATTCATTAGTTAATGATGTGGGACATGCAGAAAAAATTAAATTTTCATGCAATCCCTGTGTACCGCCACCCCAAGAAATATTAAAAGGAACACCAATTTGTTTTTCTTTTTCGGTGTCAAGTCCTCTTGGAATTATTTCCTCAAAATCATTTATAACAAAGAATATTCTTCCGTTAACATATATTTTTAATCTACCTAATCTAAAATCTTTTTCGTACAAATACTTCTCTGTCAAATGAGTTGTGAGTATTGTTTCAGGTATTTCTCCATCGTGTGTTATTGGTGGTTCAATTAATAATACAGAATTTCCCGCCAAACTATCTAAATACTCTTCTTTTTCTATTGATGACAACCCACCTCTGTAAAAAAGATCACAATCATCTAAATAAGTATATCTTTCCCAAACCGCATCTATTTGTAACCATCTTTCGCCATTTACAAATTCAGTATCAACACAATCATCATACACACCTTTTGTTGAACAATATTCCACAACTGTATACCCTGTAGTATAGGTAATACCTGTATTTTCACAACTTCCTGTTGTTTGACAATCACCTGTAAAATACAATACCCTAACACCAACTTTTGGATTTTTAGGATCGTCACCACATAATCTAAATGCTATTGCATTTGATATGGTATCTAATTTTGGATCTTTTTCAGGTATGTTAATTGTTGTTGTTGATTCACAAGAACAACAAGGATCATATTCTGTTGTAATTGTTGATGAACTTGACGGATAGACCTCAATACACCTTGAGTTAGTAACTCCTGTATCTGCACAAGCACAGGTCTTTAAACAACCTGATAATGGTTCTGTGACACCCGATGGATAATGATAATATTTGTTTTCTGCCCTTGTCCCCAAATAAAAGAATATGTTTTTATTATTCGGGTATATTTCATTTAGAGTTGTGAATCCTGTAGACGCTGAGTATACATCAAACTTTCTTGGTTTAAGTAACATCTCAACACTCCAACCCTTATTTGTTCTATCAGGAAAAACTTCATAGTCATAATCGTATAGTTTAAAAAACCCTTGATAAAATCCTCCATACAATTCATTATAATATCCTTCACTTCCTCCTGAATGAGATATTATCTCATATAATGTATATGCGGATATTCCTGAAAACAAATGGTTTGGTGACTGAGTATGTCCTGTCACTTGCCACATTTTAAATCTTCTATCAAAATAATATCTATTAAATTTATATGCGTTTGAAAATAAACCTTGTGTGACATTTATTGTTTCACCTGTCATTTGACTAACCAAACCGTTATCAGTACCTGTCAAACCTATATCACATAGTGTAAAAGCGGTAAAACAACTTAAGTCTAAATTATAAGGATTGTAATAATTTAAAGAAACTATTGTATTTCCTGTATTATAATTTCCATACATTAAATTATATTGTGGTGTTGAATCTGAATTATTCAAATCAAAATATATTGGTAATCGGTTACCATCTGTTAAACCAATAATGTATGGTGAAAAAACAACTTCTTGTTGATAATCAACTTCATCTGAGGCTAAACAGAAATCACTAAGATCAAATGCCTCTTTGAGATACCATTTTGGAAAGTTATATTGGTTTATATTTTGATATGACATTTTTTATATAATTATACTTGTTTTACTTTATGCAAATCTTGATGCGTTATCATTATAATTTTGTAAAACTTGACCTGATGATATTGCAACATCATATATTTTAACGATCGCCAAATCGCCATCGACCAAATTACCCACACCAACAGTCGCATCCCATCTTCTCATCAACCTTATTTCTCCGCCACTTTGTGGAGTTCCAACATAATTAACTGTTCCTCCTGATGCAACACCATTAACATACTGTCTTATTACTGAACCATCATATGTTCCAACAACTTGATACCAATCACCAACAACAGGAACAAATCCTGTTGTATTATGCCAAAAACCATCAAAAAATCCAACAACTAAATTATAGGTTGTTGGTGAATTGTTAGTACCTATACTAAAATTTAGTTTTGATACACCATTATATTGATTTGCCACCAAAGAAGAAACTATCCCTGTTAAAGATTTTGATAATCTAAACCAAACTTCTACCGTCCATTGGTTTAAATCACCAATATCACTTATTGTTGCATATTCTGAAGACGCATCATCAAAACTTAATATACCTGTGTATCCTGTTGAGAATGTTGGACTATTAATTAATGTTGCATTGTTATTTCCACCTTGTAAATCAAACCAAGTATTTCCTGTTGTTGGGTATGAATTTATATTACCAGAGTCTAAAGAAATTAAAAGATTTGGTATTGGTGTTGGAGAAGGCGTTATTGTTGGTGTGTTAGTTGGTGTATTAGTAGGTGTTTCTGTATTAGTTGGAGTTATGGTTGGAGTTATAGTAGGGGTTAAAGTTTGTGTTGGTGTTAAAGAACTTGTTGGTGTTGGTGTTTCTGTATTAGTTGGAGTTTGAGTTACTGTTGGTGTTATAGTTGGTGTTAAAGAACTTGTTGGTGTTGGTGTTTCTGTATTAGTTGGAGTTTGAGTTACTGTTGGGGTGATGCTTAATGTTGGTGTTATAGTTGGTGTTATAGTTGGTGTTATAGTATTTGTTGGTGTTATAGTATTTGTTGGTGTTATTGTTGGTGTTATTGTTGATGTTGGTGTTGGTGTAGGGGTTGGTGTTGGAAAGTTTGGTTGTATTTGTAATTTAATTCTTAAACCTGGTATGTTTGTTGTAACATTGGAAATGTTATTAATATACTTTAAATTATTGAAATTTGCGTCAACAATTAATTGCGTATGACCAGTCAAAGAACCAAAAGGTATTGTAACAGTAGGATTTAGTGTAATTGTTGTGTCATCAAAAAATTCTAATATGTGTGTAAAACCTAATATAAATGTTTGAGATAGTGTAAAACTTGTTGTCAAATTGTAGTTTAAATATATAGAACCACCACTATAATCAATATCTAAAATTATTTCAGGTTCAGATGAAGATGTTGGTGTAAAAGAAGGTACTGGACAACAAGGGTTATCTGAAGTATAACATCCATCATTTTCTAATAAATCTGGTAATATTGTATCAACAACATTTATATAAATTTTTTCTTTAAGACCAAGAACTATTGTACCTTCATCCGTTTTGATTAAAAAATTACCTTCATATCTACCGATATCGTTTGTGTCTCTATTCTTTAATTGATATGTTGCATAATATTCACCATCAATTTCGGATTGAATAAACTTTGCCTTTCTTGATGTTATTTTTGGAATTTTGGTTTGATAATCAACCATTGAAAAGTATAAGGTGTCCGTGTTTACATAATTATAAAATCTATGGTAATCAGATCTACCATCTTTTACAATTTTATATTTTATTATTGGTAGGGACGCCCCCTTCTTTATGTAGAATTCCATTTTATCAAATCAAATTGACAATTATTTAATTTCTGTTGTAGTTGGGGTTGGTGTAGGTGTTGGTGTTGCAACAAATATTGATGCCGGTGTAGACGTTGGGGTTGGAGTTGGAGTTTTTGTTATTGTTGGTGTTGTTGCAGGAGTTTTTGTTAATGTTGGTGTTGGTGTTGGCGTAGGATTATTATATAACCAGGCACAACCTGGCGATTGAGATGCCCCCCAAATTTCTGTTGATATTGTTTGAACAAACGTATCATTATATGGGAATTGTGTCGAAACTCTATATATATTTTGTAACTGAGATGATGGATCAAATCCTATATAATATAAATTACCATTATCTGTAAAAATTGCGGTTGCATTACCTGTTGTTGGTTGTGAAATCCAATCAACTGAACCAGTATTATGATCAAATTGTATAATGTAAGTGTTAATACCATTAATCTCACCAACACCTACAATTAATTTTGGATTTGCAGAATTTTGGTCAACTAATACCAAATCCCAACTCCAAAAATACGGTAAAGGAATACTATACAATGGTGTTATTATAGGGGTGTTTGTTGTAATGTCAATTTCAACAATTTGAGAATAAACTGGTGTTGCGGTAATAGCCGCTTGTACACCCAATAAAGTAGTATTATTTATTGAAACAATTCCCTCATTCATTGTTGGGATTGACATTGTTCGACCAGTATAACCACTAAAAGAACAAAGGGTTATGTCAAACTCGTATATAGTTTGAGTTGTCCACCAATTGATTGACCAAAGTTTTGTTGTTGTATGAGCAATATCGTCAGAAAAAACAGAATTAATTTGAATACCATTAATTTGATTTGATAAATAATTAAATGTGTTTGCGTTAAAATTATATTGATAAAATTGAAAACTTGGACCACCTAAAATTAAATCACACTCAGTTAAACAAGGAGCTCCTGTTGGAGTTGGTGTTTTTGTTGGTGTTGGTGTTGGTGGTAAATTTTGTGTATTTGTTGGAGTTGGTGTTAATGTAGGTGTTTTAGTAATAGTTGGAGTACCTGTTGGTGTTGGGGTAGGGGTAGGTGTGGGGGCAAAACAACATTGATCAATGTTTACTGCATAACTTTGAACTATAGACGTGTTTGATGGATTGAAAAAAGGTCCTGTATTTGTTATATAACCAACATTGTTATTTCTATACCATAACCAAATATAATCCGTATTTAAATATGATACACCATTGTTGGGGTTTCCATTATGGACTGTGGTATCTGTTGTAGATATACAAATTTCATTTGAATACAATCCACTTGCGGTAAAAGTTAAAGATGTTAATGTGTTTGATCCACATGGAACATAATCAATACCGACAACACCATTAAAACTAGTGTTTAATGTGTTACCCGTTGCATTATCAATATCTGTTTGAGAAATATAAACATCAAAATAAACACAATCACAATCACAACATCCTGATTGTGTTATTGTATATGGATTTTGAAACGCACTAAATGATGGTTGATACACCACTACAGGTCCTAATGAAGAACAAACAGTTTTAAAACCAAATGGGGCTATTATTGTACTATTTGTGGTAGATGTTCCACATCCAGAAAAATTAACATCTATGAAAAAACAAGTATTGTTTTGAATTATAAAATTGTAACAATCACCAGTACATCCAGTAAGAGGTAAAAATGGTGTTGATGTTTGAGTAGGTGTTGGAGTAGGAGATGGTAAACTACAACAAGGACCTGTTGGTTGTAAAATCAAAGTCGATCCTGAGGGTAATACGCCATGCGTAACTACACCATCAACACAAAAATTTGTATATCCTGTTGTTGATGCGGATAAAGTTTCAAACATTAGATCTTGACTACAATCTAAATAAGTAATATTAACAGGAAACGCATTCAAATTATTATAAAACCAATACCTACAATCTGTGACACAATCATCAGTCGGAGTTACTGTAGGTGTTGGGGTTGATGTTGGTGTTGGAGTTGGTTGGTTACAACATGGTCCAGTTATTACTGTAACTTGTTCATAATCATAATTTGGGTCTTGTATATAAGAGTAGTCAGGAAATAATTTTGAACAAATTGTTAAATTTTTACCAGGTGAAACAACAATAACCTGTAAAACATTATTACAATTTAAAAATGATACTGTAACATTGGTTGGTCCAGAATTTGTTATTATATATTGTCTACAAGAACTATTACAAGGAGTTTGTGTTGGTGTTGGAGTTTTTGTTGGAGTTTTTGTTGGAGTTGGGGTTGGTAAAAAACAACAAGGACCAATTTGTACATCAAGGTTGATATCAGCTTGAGATGACCCATAACTTGGGTAAGTTAAAGAACAAATTGTATAGCCGGTTGTAAATCCTGTTAAATAAAAATTTTGATAAACATTACTACAATTATAGTATTCTATAATTACATTATAACTAGTATAATTTGAAATTATGTATTCTCTACAAGATCCAGAACAACTAGTTAAAGATGGGGTCGGTGTTGGCATCATAGTTGCACTAATGCTTGGGGTTACAGCAGTTATATAATCCGCAACACCTTTTCTAAGTTGGTCAAAAGATACTTTATATGTGTAACCATCATATTCTGATGGTATGTTTAGACTTGCATATATCTCTTCTATTGGAGATAGTTCGTTAATTGTTTTTCCTGTTATCATTTTTTAGTTTTCTTTATAAGATAAATATATGTTTTCACCAACTTTTAAGTATTGATATTTACCAATCAATATAACATCACTTGGTGGATCAACATAAGATAGGTATATATTAACACCCACCTCAAGATATTCTGATTTATTATTTATTAGTATCGCATCATTAATATTTTGTATTGAAGGATTAAATGTTGGTGGTTTAACCGCAGACAAATACGATATTGATCTATCTTGAAAAACAATATTAAAGTTTGTGATATTTATATCACCAGTTAAATTATCATAATTTTCTTCAATTAATTTAGTTTCAAAAGCTGATTTTTCACCATCTGATATAATAATTTCAGTTTCAAACTGAATAGAATCACCTGTTATAGTTTCTAAAGTAGTTGTAAATGAACACGTAACTGGTGTTATTAATGTTTTGTCTGAGGTCAATTCATAATCAACAATTACAGATCCTGACGACAAAATAATATTTAAATCAAAACTATAAGAAAGAGGTTCATCTTGATCACAGCACGGAAATCCTGGTTCACCACAATTATCATCACAACCTTCTGATAATAAATTTTCAGGAATATTAATAAAAAGATTATCGGAAATAGGAACAACTAATGTTCCTTCATCACTAATTAATGTAAACTCACCTCTATATCTACCAACTCTATTAGTTTCATTTTTATTAAATCTATAATATAGATAATACTCAGGATCAGAGTTTGGTTCAATAAAAACTTTATTAACAAAACCTGCGGAAGCATTTATAATTTTAGGGTTACCAGTCGCGTCATCAATCATTGAAAAGTATATTGCCGACCTTTCTATTAAATTACAAATATATTTATAATCTTGCTTACCATCTTTTACAATTTGCATTTTTAAAAGAGGTAAATTGGTATTTTGTTTTATAAAGAATTCCATCCTTTATAAATACCAAAAAATTAAAATAATTGGAAAAATTTTAATTTTCTCTTCTTAATTCTCTTGCATAGTGATCAAACCTATTATGCTCAATAGGGGTCATTAAAAGTAGACCTGGATTTATATTACCCTTGACGGTTTCTTGGTATATAAAACTCATCCAAGTATTTTCAAAAGGGTGAGCCCATTTAGTTTCTAAAAATAATTTTCTATTTCCTTCTTTTGTTATAAAATGTGTCCAATTACAATAATAAACTTCACCTGTTGCATACGGAACACCTTCATAAGATTTTATATTTTTAAACTTAGTTCTCGGCGCATTTGGATCTAATCCTTGTATTGGTAAATTTGTTTTTTCAGGAAATAGTGTTTCTCGAATACTTTGTGGTACATTGTACCAACTCCATTGAGTTGAGTTGTCACCGTAAAATTCACTAAAATTAATTTTAAGAAAATCAAAATTTTCTTTTTTTACAATTTCTAAACATTTGTCAAAAAAACTATCACAGTATCTTATAAATCCATTTCTGCACACTTCTCCTTTTTTTGGTTGGAAGAACATGTCGTCCTCGCTAAACCAGTATCCATCTAAATTATTTTTTTCAGCATGTTCAGCAATAAATTGTCTTCCACCACAGATACCTAAATTATCTTTTTTTATGTGTTCAAATCCATATTTTTCACATAACTCTTCATACTTTTCATTTGTTGACAAGTCAGTTGAATTGTTTAACAGATATTTTTTTGTTTTTTCTATAAAATTTTTATCGTATTCATTCATTGAATGAATTAATGTTTCAAATTGTTTTGGACTATTAAATGTTATTACATAAAGACCAATGTTTGTTAACTCTGATCCTAAAAGATCTTCTTTTTTTGTTTTAATAACTAACGTATTATTTTTTACATTTTCAAAAAATTTTCCTAATAACCCATTTCCATCTATTTCATAGTAATTAATTATATTTGGATTTTTATATGTCATTATCGTAAACAAAGATTCTTCGGTGCCCATCAACCCCTCTCTCAATGTTTGCATTAATAATGAATAATATATAGAATTTATATCTGAAATATAACTTTTTTCACCACCAAAAAACCCCGCCCTACAAACCATATCAACATCACAATTTGAATACTCACAAATTTTTTTATATTCAAATCCATGTATTTCAACTTTTCCATCATATGGAAATGATATAAAATTAAATTTTTTAAAATCTCTATCAATATTATTTAATACATTATCGTGTGTAAAATAACCTAAGTGTACTGTATTTGTTAAACCAGCATCAATCCAAAACATTTTTTCAGAATCAAATTTATCTAAAATTCTAGCATCATTTAAAAGAAAAATTTTTGACATTACTAACGGATTATACAACTCAAGAGTTGCTTGAGTTGAATTGACCAACCAACCCGATTGATTATACCAATTAGGATTTAATCTGATTTTTTGAATCAAATCAAAATATTCATTATTTATAAACCAATCTTTTTGTCTTAAAATAAATTGTGTATTTAATTCACTTCTCTTTGAAAGGACAAATTTTTGTAGTTCGCTGTCACCAAAAATTATTAAATTACAATTAATTTTTAAAAGTTCCTCAAGTTTATTTAGGTAATGTTGATATGACCTAGACCACCCTTCTTGAAGATTCTCTCTTCCAATATCCCATAAACCAGTAACTAATGTTGTTTTTAAGTTTGACATATATTTTATATTATTTTATCTAAATATTTTTTATAAAATTCTTGGTGATTGTCAGGAACACTTGATTCTCGATAATAAGAACATCCCGCTTTATCGTTAGGAACAATTTTTACACAAGGAAAAGACTCAACCCTAGGTTGAAAATTTGTATCTTTTTCATAATTAACAACAATTCTTTTTATTTTATTATTTGCTAAATGAGAAGAAATTAACATATCATCATTCCAAGATTTACCGACAAAATCAGAATAAAAATCATCAGTAAAAAATTTTCTTTTATATAAAATTGTTTTATATCCTTCTAAAATTTTAACACTTGTATCTTTTTTTAGTGTTGCACAAAAATGACAACTATTATCGTAAGATGATAAACCTGCAAATCCTAAAGCCGAGTCACCATAAAGTTTTTCTTTTTTTAACAAATATTGTATAAAACCATCCATATAGATTAAATCATCATCAACTGTTATAATAATTTGTTCAGGATCAGATATCCTTAATATTGTTGAGGATAGACGAATTGATAATTACATTTATAACACAGCCCCTGGTTATCGTGGGTACTATCACTCTATGTATGATAAATACTTTAATGATAGTGTTATTGATAAGGCGTTGGTATCTGATGAATATACCACCGAAGATTGGGAATCTTATATGTTCCG